TCTTAGCTCTTCTGGCGTAATATCAAGGCTATCCATCATTCTCTTTTGTCCAATCTTTCTTAAAGCTACATTATTAGGGAATTGTTTTAATACAAACATAAACTTTTGTAGTGTTTTAATACTTTCACTCTCTTGTTCTGATGTTGAACTAATAATAGGTTCATATCCTGTTTCACTTTGCCAATCATTTCTATATACTTTCTTAGGGAATACTTTACCGGAACGACTAATCTTAGATAGTTTCATGAACTTAGGAGCATTTGCATGCATTAGTTGATCCCATTTAACACATAACTCATACCAAGCTAACCTGTAAAACTTAGCCATACCTAAAGTCCTTTCAGTAGCTTTACCTACTAATATTTCAATCTCACCTAGTGTTTGTTGTCCTTGTTCTCCTGCTCCTTTCTCAATAGCAGTAGCACCTGTTCCTTTCTCTACCATTGTAATAACAGCCTGTATTGCTTCTAGCGTGTCATCTAAGCCACTAATCTCCACTGGTCTAATAACCTTGTTAATATCTTCACCAGGAGGAGCTGGAAGCATTACACCAGGCCCAGGAGTATAAGTTTGAGGAGTATATCCTTGACTTGGTAAGAACCAATGCATTTGGAAGTTCTTTAATGTTCTGTTCTCTACTAATTGGCTATACCATATATTTAATACCTTATTAGGTGTCCTTACTAAATCAGCTACACTATCAGGATAAATGTCATTTGTTTCAGGGTCTTCACTCCATAGAATGAATGGCCAAAAATCAACCCCAATTAGTTCTTCTACTGTTTCATCTAATAGTTCAATACTATCATCAGCATAAACAACTACTCTTTTTTCAAATGCTTTTGTTTTAGGATTCCATCTATTAGTATAGTGTTCTGTTAGATTAATAATCCTATCACCACCTGCAAAGAAGCCAAACTCTGAATGGTCAATACCCATAGCTTTTAATCTTTCCATTTTCTTTTCAAGTTCTTCTTTACTTACATCACCTTGAGTAATACCTTCTGAACTATCAGCCCATATTCTTAATTTGTCCTTACCTTCTTTGGTATATCTATCATCAGCTAATATATCTCTTATGTTTTTAAATATGTTTTGGTGTATTAAGAACCTAGCACTTTCAATATCCCAAGGGTTCATCAATGGATCTATTAGTAAGTCATATATATCTAACACACTAACTTCAACACCATCTTCTCCTATATTAAGTTTCTTAGCACTAATTCCGTATAATAGGACATTCTTCTTATCAAGAACGTCAATTAGTTCTAACTTGTTGTTTTTAAATTGTTCATTCCAAATCTCTTGATAGATGAGTTCTTTTTGTTCATCACCACTCAACTCTTTCCAATCTACATTGGGAGCATCATCAATCTTGGATAGTAAGGTTTTAATAGTTTCCTTCATTATAGGAATATTAACAGCCTGTCTTTGAGTAAGTCTGTTAGTTTTAACTTTGTTACGATAAAGAAGATAATTGTCATCCCAATCATCATGCTTTCTTTCTTGTAGTTCTATCCCAGCTTCCTTCTCTTTCTTCAATCTTAACATTTCATCACTTTGTTCTGTTGTATTTATTTCATTTGTCATATTTTTTATATAAAAAACGACACTCTTATTAGAATGTCGCCATTATTAGGTAAGACTTTTTATATTATATTGTATTATAGCACGATTACTTATTGCTTGCAACTTTCTTTCTTCTCCATGGCCAATAGTTTAACTGAACACCCATAAAGTTAGCATTAGCATCAAAATGAATAAGGGTTTGTCCACCACTTACTCCTGTCAATCCACCACTAGATATCAAGACACCAAAGATTTCACTAAACTTCTCTATGTCTTGAGCTGTTAGTTCTGGTATGTTTTCTAAATTCTTTATTTCTAATTCTATTTTCATATTAAAACATTACATCTTTATCCCCATAGTAAGGTAATACAGGAGATGAAGCCTGTTGCATTGGTATCTTAGGCTTCTTTATTATTGATACCATAGCATATCTAACTGCATCCATACTATGACTAAACTCATGCTCTGGTTCATTTAATACTTTACCATCTCTATCAACTTTCCAAAGATAGTTTCTGTATTCCTTTATAACATTAAGACTTCTCTTGGTAACACTAATCTTTACATCTTGAACCAACTCAATGCTCCACTTAGTCCATGTCTTATCTTTAGTTTCTCCTTTAGTCTTAGCAATTCCCATTATATCAATACCTCTTTCCTTTATCTCTGCAATGGCCTTAGGTTCAGCACTATCAGCTATTACAAGGGCTTGGTAGTCTTGTTCAAGGATAAGGTCTGCTATTACTCTATTCATCATTCCTGTTCTAAATGCTATCTCATCTAATATATATCCACCATCATAATAATATACAGCTACTAAAGATGATGGGTCATTGGTAAATCCAAAGTCTAATCCATATCTGACTAATCTAGCATGATGAGGAACTTCTTCAACTATCTCCCAATTCTTAAATATCTTACCTTCTATCTCACCTTTTAATCCCATACCATATACTCTCCACCAATTCTTCTTATGTTTCTTGCTTTCAATACTATCTACAATGCTTTTAGGTAAAGCATCTAAGCAATCTAAGTAAGTAAGTCTAAGGAAGTCATGGTCTATCTTGCCTTCTATTTCTGTATCATACCAAAACTCTGTTACTGGATTCCAATCTCCCCATACAACATCTTTAGTTCTAACCTCTAACTGGTCATAGATATTATATGCAATGTTGTTACACTCATTAAGAAATAAGCCATCTCTTCTTGGACCATGAGCTTTACCGAGTTTATCAACACTCTTAAACTTTAGTATAGTTCCTGTTTCAAACTTATAGTAATGACCTGTTGCATTCCATCTTGTGTCTTTCCAATAACCTCTATCAATCATTATATCTTTAAAGTCTTTGATTGCACCATCTTCAAGATGAGGATAGCTTTCAGACATAACATCAAATCTCTTGTTTTCATTACTCTGACAATAGTCTATTATAATAAAAAGAATACTTATAGTCTTACTAGCTGATGTACCACCTGCTACAAACCTAAGCCTCTTCTTGAGTTTGAGTAGTTTTGTTGTCGCTTGTGTTATCTTGTACATTGCTTTGTCCATTTAATAATGGTTGAGGCATTAAGTCCTTACCATCTTTTCCAGTAAACTCACTACGTTTAGAATAGTTATCTCTTCCTAATGTTTCAGTAACAAACTTACTTGTATCAGCTACTACCTTTAAGCTATCTTTGTCATTAACACCCATATCTAATATAGCTTCTATGTTCTTTTCAGCTAACATAAGTTTCCTATCTCTCTTCCAACCTTCTACTTTATCGTTTAATCTTAGGTAATTATCAGAACTCCACTCATATAAAGTGCTTTCTACTATATTGCAAATCTTAGCTATATCTACTAAACTTTTGCCATCTATAACTAACTCCTTTATTTTACCAAGAAGTGCTTTATTTAATAATGTTTTTCTTCCTACTTTAGCCATAGTTATATTATCATTGAAGCTATCATTGCTATTATTATAATAGTTCCGAGTATAGCTTCTATTATTAATGCTGTCTTAATTTTATTAGTCATTTAATTAAAGTTTCTTAGTATAATTCTTTAACATACCAATCAATTCTCTTAGAGCATCTAACTGTTGATTGATACCTTGATGACCCTCTGGCATTTCTTTAGTTACTTTACATCCTTCTACTTCTATATCTAATCCAATCATTTGAGCTTTTAATCTTTCAATATCATTACCAATTAATACCATTCTGTCTTTCATTCTTTCTAACTCTCCTACTTCCATCTTACCTACCTTCTTAGCTTCATCTTCTTTAACACTTGTTTCAATAACACTAAACTTAGACCTTAGAGCATCATACTCATGTCTAATATCTTCTCTTATCATTCTAGTCTTTGAACGCTTAAATTCAAGATCAAGAATCATTTTCTTAATCCCTCTAATCTTTTTTAGGAAATATCTATACTTCCAGTTAAATAATCTTTTCATAGTTTTGTTTTATATTAGTATATTAACATATTTTTAAGATAAAATCAAGTGCTATTTTATCTTTGGTACTTTAGCAAGGAATACATAGCCATAAGTCTTTTGTGGTTCTCCTCCTGGCCAATCTTTGTCTTTTAACTTATAAGATACAATGTCATAAAAGTCCTCCTTCTCTAATAACTTCTTCCAATTATGAGCTGTATATCCTGAACCTATCTTTAATTTTAATCTATCCCACCAATTATCACTGTGTAACTCACATAACAATACATAGTTTCTTGATATTCTCTTCATCTCTTTTACATACTTCTTAATATCTCTTGAGCCTACATATAATAATGTCATATCTGATAATACTATATCAGTTCCATTATCACTCATAAGGATATCATCACCACTACCAACATTTAAGAATGTATTAGAGCTAAAGTTCTTCTTAGCTACTTCAATAGCTTTAGGACTTATATCAATACCACCTACCTGCTTTCCCGGAATATTCTGTACTATATTAACAAGGTTAGCTCCACTAGCACATCCTATCTCTATTAAAGATATCCATGGAAAGTTATTTAGCATATTAACTAACACCTTTCTATGAGGATGATTTAATGCTTCTGGGGATAGATAGTCTTTTTGCCAATCTATATTACGATTTGCCCAATACTTCTTATGTTGTTTTGTTGTTCTTAGTAATCTCATATTATTTACTTAATAATTCACGCCAATATCTTAGCTTCCTTCTTATCTTATGAGGTAATGCTCTCATTATTACTCTGCCTATATTAGTTTTGACCTTTAATACCGGAATATCATAAATACCAAATTGTTTAAGTGTTTCTGTATCTACGTTTTTACCTTTGTAAGGTATATTGAAGAATGTGCTTATATTGTCTGAATGACATCCAACCAAAAAGCCTCTTTCCTTTATTATACCATATCTCTTACCAAAAGCAAAGATAGGATATTCATGAGAGGGGATAGGAGTACCTGCCTTATACTGATTAACATCCTTCTTAATAGAGGTAAACTCTAAGTGCTTGAGTGGGTCTGAAAATACCTCCTTAGTAAATTTAATAGTATAGAATGGTGGGTTAGTTTCTGGGTTATACTCTGCTACTGTCTTAGTAAGATAATCACAGATATATCCTTTACTAAAGCCAACTGCATCTAAATTATTATCTTTAAAAGCATCTTGAATAGCCTGTACTCCATTACTATGATAGATATCATCACTAGGTTGAATAGTCATTAACACTTCATTGCCATCAGGTATATAGTTTAGTAAATCACCCATAGCTCCCATGAGGCTGTCTATAAGACGAGTACGAGCTATTTCATATTCATACTTATCATCCCAAAAACAAATACCAGAGAAGGTAAAGACTGTCTTAAATTCTGTAATACCTTCTAAGTATTCTTGTAGTTCTTTAACATACGGATTACTTTTCTCTTCATGTCGCCAAGCACACCAAAGTATAAAGTTCTTATTACTCTGGGCTTGTATTGAAGGGATAACAAATTGTTTAAATATCTTTATTCTATTCTTTAACCATCTATTACCTCTAAAGCCATTGAATCTTCCAAGACCTGTCCAAGGTACATGTAAAAAATGTGTTAATTTTTGTTCCATGGGTATTTATTTAAAACTTTTAATAATTCTTCTCTATTTCTAAAAGGATACTCTATTAAGCTAATAGGACTTTGACCCCATAGGATAGACTTAGCTAGTATCTCACTAAAGCCACAAAACTCTGTCATCACTATTGCTCCTGTCATTGTCTTAATCTCCATATCCATCACTTCTTGTGATACTCTTCTTCTAACGATCACATTGTCAGGAGCTTCCCATGGTTCTTCATTTCCATATAGATAATATTTGATATCAGGATTATCTTTTGCTAATTGATTAATCTTATCCCAACCATAAGCCTTAAAGTCATTACCACTAACACTACTATAATATCTAGGCTCTGGGTAACTTTTCTGTAAAGGAAAATCATTTACATCTCCCAAGAAAGATGGCACTATCTTAGCTTCTATCCCAAACTTTTTAAGTGCATCATATTCTACTTGGTTTTCTACAAAACTTTCACAATTTAGTTTTATCCACATAGCTAATGCATAGGGTTCTATTCTTATAAGTCCTGTATCATCCAACCAATAGCCATTAATGAAATGCTTTATATCACTACCTACCCACCAAATAGCCTTTCTGCCTTTATGTTGCCAAAGAGCAAAGAAGTCTTTAAGCCCATACATACCACAAAATACTGTTGGCTCATTGATATGAAGTTCAGGGCTATACTTATCTGCTCCCCATGTCTTATATGGAGAACCTGCAAAGCCGTATCCTAAACTTGTAGCCCATCTACAAAACCATTTTATCTCCATATCTTTGATATTTTATATAATAATACTACTAT